TACGTTTACTATATTTGGGTTTGCCATAATTATCTCCTATATTATCCGAAAACTATTGCCATTGCAATAGCCTTTCCAATTCCAATTCCTGCATCTCCAAAACTTAAAGTACCTGATCCGTTAGTTAAAATGGCTTGGCCATTAGTCCCATCAGAAGCAGGTAAAGTAAATTGACTGATAGTGGTGAATGCAGCATTTACATCAATTAAATCAGTTCCGTTTGCGTATGCAAATCTTGTTCCTTTGTCTGTAGTAGCAAAAGTAAAACCAGTTCCAGAAGCAGTTTTAACTTGAACTGTAAAAGTTCCTGTTGTGTTATTTTTAAAAATATAACTTTTTTCAATTCCATCTGGAACAGTTACAATTTGATTTCCAGTTATAGTTCCTGTTAATTCTATAATTAAATTTCTTGCATCTGAAGAAGTCGTTGCTCCATCAGTAATTGTAAGTGCAGTAGTTTGTGCACCTCCTGCAATTGACTTTGATAAATATCCTTGAGATTGTTCTACGATGTTTAAATTAGTATTTGTAATATCACCCCATGTACCAGACTTTTCGCCTGTTACCATTAATTCTATTCCAAGTGTTGTAGTATAACTTGATGGCATATTTTAATTCTCCTATTAAAAGTTTATTTTACTATCATTAAGCTGCTAAATCAACCTCAGTCCAATTATTTGATGCTCCTGTATTTATCTCAGTCCATGTATTATTAACGCCTGGATCCACCTCTTGCCAAGCTGTAATAGCCACAGAACCAATGCTTGTAGACATTGAAATACCTGTTAAATTAACCTCTGCTGAAGCCGTAATTGTGACAGAGCCTATATTAGTAGTTAACTGTTGTCCTGTAACCTCTGCTATTACTACTTCATCTACTGAACCAACTGCCATAGTCATAGATTGGCCAGTAACGGATACATCAGCATCAGCATCAATATCCTCTTCACCCATAGCCATTGTCATAGCTATACCGGTAACATCTACTGGAGTATTTAAGTCTACTGTTTCATCACCAATTGCTGAAGTTAAACTGATACCAGTTATTGTTATATTTGCATCAGCTTGTGCTGTAACTCCATTAATACTTAATGTTGCAGCAATACCTATTACATTAACTGGAGTGTTTAAATCTACTGTTATTCCTTCAACGTTTAAATTTAACTCTATTCCTGTTACGTTAGCATCAGGTCCAGGATCTACAATTCCTGTAGTTGAAGTTATTTCTGATCCTGTAACATCAACATCAGCATTAGCTGCACTTGTTACTTGTCCAACAAAAGTTTGAGCTTCTACTCCAGTGACGTTTGCATCAGGTCCAGGATCTACAATTCCTGTAGTTGAAGTTATTTCTGAACCAGTAATATCAATATTAGCGTCTGCTGTATTTATTACTTGTCCAACAAAAGTTTGAGCTTCTACTCCAGTAACATCAATATTAGGATTAGCTGTATTTGTAACTTGTCCAACACTTAAAGTTATTTCTGAACCAGTAACATCAATATTAGCGTCTGCTGTATTTATTACTTGTCCAACAAAAGTTTGAGCTTCTACTCCAGTGACGTTTGCATCAGGTCCAGGATCTATAATTCCTGTAGTTGAAGTTATTTCTACTCCAGTAACATCAATATTAGCATTACCTATATTTGTAACTTGTCCTACTAAAGTTTGAGCTTCTGTTCCAGTAACATCAATATTAGCGTCTGCTGTATTTGTAACTTGGTCGATAAATGTATTTAATAAATTACCAGTAATGTTAATATTAGCATTAGCTGTATTTGTAACTTGTCCGACAGAAATTTGAGCTTCTATTCCAGTGACATCAATATTAGCAGTTGCAACAACAACAGTTCCCACACCAACAGTTGCAGTCATACCTATTCCAGTCACCATTGCATCTGGAGAAGGGTCTACTTGACCAACTTCTGAATCTAAAGTAATTCCTATTACAGACACATTAGCATCTCCAGTAACACTTTCATTACCTATTTCAGATGTTAAACCTATTCCTGTAACATCAATATTAGCATTACCTATATTTGTAACTTGTCCGACAGAAATTTGAGCTTCTATTCCTGTTAAAATAGGACCTACAGCAATATTTTCTATAACTTGTCCGACAGAAATTTGAGCTTCTGTTCCAGTAACATCAATATTAGCATTAGCTGTATTTATAACTTGGTCGATAAATGTATTTAATAAATTACCAGTAACATCAATATTAGCATTACCTATATTTGTAACTTGGCCGACTAAAGTTTGAACTTCTATTCCAGTAACATCAATATTAGCATTAGCTGTATTTGTAACTTGGCCGACTAAAGTTTGGGCTTCTATTCCAGTAACATCAATATTAGCATTAGCTGTATTTGTAACTTGTCCTACTAAAGTTTGAGCTTCTGTTCCAGTAATATCAATATTAGCATTACCTATATTTGTAACTTGTCCGACAGAAATTTGAGCTTCTATTCCAGTTACATCAATATTAGCATTACCTATATTTGTAACTTGTCCGACAGAAATTTGAGCTTCTATTCCAGTAACATTAATATTAGCTGCTCCTGTTACTGTAACAGAATCTATATTTAAATTTAAAGATTGACCGGTAATATCGACATCAGCATCAGCATCGGTATCTTCTTCTCCTATGAAAGAGGTTAATTCAATTCCAGTTACATTTATATTTGCATCAGCTGTATTAGTAACTTGGCCAACATTTGCGTTTAATAGCTGACCTGTTGGAATTATTAATTGACCAATGCCAACTGTAACAGAGCCTATATTAGTAGCTATAGCATCTGTTGTACGAACGGTTTCTCCCCAAGGATCACTTCCCCAAGAATCAATACCCCAGCCTTCAAAGATTACATCAATGCCATTATCACCCCAGGCTTGTTCGCCCCAGTTATTGGATCCCCAAGGTGATGATGACACGTGACACTCCTTAGCTAATTCTTAAAATAGCAGCAGAAGTAGTGAATGCAGGGAATTGAATTGTAAATGTTCCCGATGTTGCAGTTTTGTCTCCACCGAAGTCTAAAACAGCAACGGCTTCAGTAGTACCTGTACCACCATCAGTTGTTGTATTATAAATCAAAGCTCCTCTAGCTGTTAGTGTAACTCCGGTGAAAGATAAATCAGCAAAGTCGGTAATAGCGACTCCTGATGAAACTTTAACACCTTGGTTAACTAAAGCTTTTCCACCTGCAGAGTATCCTGATGGTGAAGTTACTTCGCCAGATGATGAATAGTTAGTAGTTGATGCTCCTAATGTAGCAGTTGAAACATACATTGCTAATTTGAATGTATCTCCACCTGCGCTATCAAAATCATGCTCACCACCCATCAATTGCTTTTTAAATGAATTGCAAATTGCATTAGTTGTTATTGCCATAATTATTCTCCTTATTTTAATAATGTATTTGGCGATGGTGAAGGTATCTGTATTCTAGGTACCCCATCATCGTATTCTGCACGTCTTCTTCTCCCCATTTGTTGAAGAGCAAAATTTTGTACTTCTTCATCATACTTGCTTTTATACAAGTTGTACATATCCACCGGACCTTTTAAATAACTAAAGGCCTCTGTTAACACCCCATGTAATAACATTGATTCTTGATATGTAGATAAGAACGTATTATTACTAACTGTAAATTGTGGTGGATCTGTAATGTAATTTATTTGCACAGTATATGCAGAATTAGGTATAGGTGCTACAAGTATATTAAAATCATCCCAATTAGCCCAATATTTAGGTTCACCTGTAGCCGCATTATTATTATATTCAGAAATAAAACTTGTATCTCTTTTTTCTAAAAAAGTTCTTGTTGAGCCATTAATCATTTGTACTGACCTCATTATTGTTAGATCTGCAGGTAAACTTACATATCTATTACCTGAGGTAAATGTAGATGTTGAATATTTTCTAAGATCATCATAATCAACTTTACCAGCAACATCCAATTCTACAGATCTAATAAAACCTTGTATAATAGCATCAGTTAAAACAGAACTACTTACTTCTGTGTAGTCTCTTACTTTTGTTAAAAAATTTGCATAAGTTATAGCCATTACGTTATACTCACTGTTATTTGACCTAAGGCCGTTAATAATTCTCTTCTTCTATTTTGCAAAGATGGGTCTGCAGGTACCATTACAGTTTGACCTTGTGTTATATAAGCAAAGTCACCAGGTAATGTTAAATCAGCAACACCAACCATAGAACCACCCGAATCCGCATAGACACCGTCAATATTAGTCGGTTGTTGAAATTTTTGAGCTCTACTATTTTGTAATGCTATGGCATCTGCAACAATTCTTTTTCTTCTAATTTGAGGGTGCTTAGGTTCAAACTCAGAATAATGCACTAAAGATCCATTCCATTCTTTAACCATTTCAGTATATGGAAATGCCATACCTGATCTATCAGATATTGCTAGTGATCTTTTACCTGTTGCCCATTTAGCCATTATTAAACTCCATTAGGATAAAAAGATTGTGGAGTTATATATGTAGATGTTCTTTGACCATCTTCATCTAGTGCTCTTTTCAATTCATCCTCATAAATTAACTTGTTTTGTTGTACTAATCCTGGTGCTTTTTTCATTGCTAAATAATAAGCAAGTCCTGCACACATGCATGGTAAAAATCTGTATGCAACATCAGCATCATTTGTGTAAGCTCCAGCATCTTCAATTCTTTTAATTACGTAAAATTTTAAAGTTGTATAAGTATTTAAATCAGGTGCTTGGTATAAGTAAATTATAGGAGTAGTTTGTCTATCTACATAATATTGTGATGGTTGTCCTGTAGCTAATTTATTTGGTAAAGCAGCATATGCTGATCTATCAATTTTGGTTAATGAAACATCTTGAGTATTGATGTTATTACCTGCAGCAGCGGTTGATGATACATAGGCTTCTAAGACATCATTAACATCAGAGTCTACAGTGTAATTTGCCTGACCAGAAACTAAAGCTATTTCATTCAATTCTGTTTTCCATAAATGAATACCTCTATTACCCCATTCAGCAAACAATAAATCTAGACTACGTCTAGCTGAACGCATATCATATCCAGAATTACTTACAAGGCCACATCTTTCATAGCCTTCTGTAATTACGTCATCAATGTTTAAATTAAAAGATGTAGTTCCTGATGTTGCCATTAGTTTAATCCTCTTTTAGAATGTTTTCTTTGAATCATAGCTTTTGCTTTATTATTAATATTTTTTAAATAAGCATATGAGGCACGTCTTAAACCTCTTCCTACTTTTGTCATATCTTTTCTTCCAGAAGATCTTGCTTCTTTTATTAAAAATTGTGACATGTCCATCAGCTTTTCTCCTTTGACTCTAGAAGAATCTAATTTTTGTAATCCTCTCATAAACTTTGTATCTTTCTCAGCTTCTTTGATAGCTCTTGGTTTATTTCTGTCCGCTATACTTTTTTTATAAGCTTCTGCAGTCTTCTCCATAGTTCTTTTTCTTGCAGCTTGGTAAGGTTGTGATTTAACTAATTGTCTCATACCTTTTACTAAGAGACCTCCTAATAATTTTTTTTCAACGCCTTTTATTTTACCTTTGTTAAGAGAAGCATAGAATACGTTCTCTCCTTTTTTAGAGCCATATTGCTCTTTCATAGACTTCATTATTTTCTTACCACGCTTGTTCAACGGCATTGTAACTTCTCCTTTTGACGGTTGTATAGCTTCTTGGATTGTACCACTTTTTGCCTAAACTTTGAAGACCTTAGGTTTTTAGCTATTTGATTTCTTTTTCTTGTGGGCACTGTCTTTCATTAATTTACCGTCAGGCATGTAATGATACCCTTTTGGAGCTTTCTTTTTTTTAGCGCCTCTTAGTTGACCTTCTATTTGTTTTGTTATTTGACCTCTAGATATTGCCATAATTACTCCCAGCTTTTTTTATATATAAAATTCATTGCAATAGCGTATTTAGTGTCTTCTATCATTTTTTTAGTACCATGTTCAAGTATTGAACTAAAAAATAAAAAATTATTTTTTTTAGGTAATATGTGGGTTTTTATTTCTGGAAAATGAATAGAGGTGTTGGAGTCAGTAAGATATAAAATAGCAGAGTAGCTAGAATCGTGTTTATGGTAAAAAGTTTCATCACCTGGAGTAGATTTAATTCCCCAAGCATCAATACACATTAAATTTGAGATAATTATGTTTTTGGGAAAATTATGAAAAATTTCATTTAATAGTTCATATAGTTGTTTATCTTGAACAAAATATTTAAAGGAAGTCATTTTTCCTGTTAAATTAGTTTTGTTATTCATATTATTTTGTTCATTAATACCTTCTTCAATTTTATCTATAAAATATTGTGAATTTATTTTTTTATCCTCTACTTCTAATTGTAAGAATTTTATTCTTATAAGAGTTTCAAAATCAAAATGTTTTTTAATATCCATTAAACTAAGTCTACAGCTTTGCCTATAATTGGTTTGTACTTAGTTCTACCATCTTCTTTAAAAGCTCGCAAGAATTGTTTTCTTCCTTTTTCTGCAACATAACTACAATGCACCCACCCGCTGTTGGGCTCTCCTGGAACATAAAACTCTAAAATCATTTGATCAAAATCTAGATTCTTATATATCCAATCTGCAACTTCAGCATTATCTTTACCTGGACATTCAAAATCACAAGCCTCTGCTTTTGTATGTTGACTAGTAATTGAACTACCTATTTTAAGACAAAGATCAGGAGATCTAAATCCACTAGTCACGGTCACAGGCCCGAAGTGATCCCGTACCGGCTGCAATATATTTTCACACAGTAGTTTTAATTTTTCAATTTGATTAGCATTAGGATTATTATCAACCCCTAATCGTACCGCAGTGTCAGATTTAATTAACTCTTGTAAAGTAAAGTTCCTGGAAAGGTTCATTAGTGATCTAATATTTTTTTTATTGATTTACTTCCGTCTATATTTTCTTCTAATTCAGCTTTTACATTACCACATTTATAAGTAACATTCAAATTTTGGTCTCGTTCTGCAAGTCTTTTACCCTTTAAACAATCAGACATAGACCCTTGTATTCTGTGTTCTTGCAATTCTCCTGCAATAAACATACAGAGAGCAACGACACTGCTAATAACCGTTTCCATTAGC